TGACAGCTTGGTTTCCTCTTCGAAAGAACGCTCAGAAGATTCAGTTTCGTAAATCTCCTTATGCTCTTCACCATAACGAGCATACTCCAGACCGAACAAAGCGTTCAAGCCGGGGAGAAGCTCTTTCAGTAGTTGTGCGCGTGAAATAGCCATTTAAATATCCCCTTAAACGCCAGTTGCGAACTGGTAGCTGTGGTAGCCCTGGTTCCACTTAACGAGGACTTCAGGATAACCAACGAAGGTTACGGTCTGTCCAGACGCTAAAGTGATTGCCGAAGCTAGGGTCACCGTCGTGCTGTTGACGTTTACAACGTAGTTGTATGAACCACTACGGAACGCACCAGCCGTTGCCGTAGGAGCAATGATTTGCATACCTGCTTGCAAACCAGTGACTGCCGATGCCAACGTGAGGGTGGTCGAAGAACCCGAAGTGCTACCCGTACCCGTAAGGGTATAAGCGGTTTCAGGAACGACTGCAACGATACGGAAAGGAAGCGCTGTCGTAACACGCTTGTTACCAGTACCGTTTGTTGGGTTGTCTGCCGAAACAGCCATGGCTGAGTTACCAGTGATAGTACTACCAGCAGTGCCGGTAACTGCATACACGTTAGTACCAACCAAACCAGTCGAAGCATAACCAATCGTTGTTGCTGTGTTAGACACAGAACTAGATTGACCAACCATGGCAACTTTAAAGACTGCCGAAGGATCATCCACAACATAAGCTACTGCGTCATTGGCTGCGGTTGAAGCAGGCCAATACTGTGCAAACAGCTTTTGTCCAGTAGAAGGATTGGTATACGAGCAACCTACAAATACCCCAATCTGACCGGCGCGAGCCGTCGTTGTGGTAGATGCAGTCATACCCGTGATATTGATTGCACCACCCGCAAGCTCAACCAGATCACCATTAAAGATGGCGGTGTTGTAAGTGGAAGCAATGCGGTAGGTGCGAGTTGCACCTGCGTAGGCTACGCCGTCCAGTCGGTTAAGAGGACGGAAGCCATAGGGGGCGGATACTGTTGGGTATGCCATTTTGGACTCCAAAAAAATTAAATGCCTTTACCGAAAGTGACCTTCGAACTGCGCTCTTTGAAAAGCGGCATACGGGGGTCGTTCTCTCGCATGTAGGTGTTATCCACTGATTGCATCTGCGACTCAGCCTGTTGGGCGTAATACGCATTCCGCTGCTCGGTGAACTCCACAGGTGTTTTGCAAAGCAACAAACCGCCAACCTCAATGCTGTCCGGGAAGCGGTTTTGACCGCCACTGAACAATCGCACTTCGGGGTGATCCGATGCCTTTACGGGTTCCCATCCTTCTCGCAATTTACCGGAAACGTTCATGGCGTCATCCTTGCCAAGCGTGGCGATCCGAATCCAGCGATAAGCGTAGCCCTCTTCCGGTGTCGGATCAGGCAAAAGCTGGGGTGGCATCCATTTTTTTGGACGCTCGGTTGAGTCACGCATTTGCAGAGCACGAGGCTCGCGGTTGTCAAGTTCTGGTTTAGCCATTTTCATTTCCTCATTTCTGCCGCAACTGCACGGGCGTACTGCTCATTCGTCAGTCCTAACCGCTTAGCGAGTTCCACCTGCGTTTTCGTCAACACGATCTTTTTGGGCGCTGTGCTGCGAGTTGCCGGTGCAACATTATTTGATGTTCTCGACGGAGTTTGCGCATCCGTCTGTTTCCCAGACTCAAACTGATCTGGAAAACGCTCCCTGATGTCACTGTTGATACGTCGATAGTATTCTTCAGTTCCAGCCGGGATACCCTCGTTCACCAAGTCTTCATGAAGGCAAAGAGCGTAAGCCGTCATTCGCTTGTTTTCTCCAAACCACTGGTTATCGTTTTTCCACGACACCAGTTTCGGGTCAACAGGCTGTTCTTGGGGAACTTGTTGTCTGGTTTGTACAACATTTTGCTCCTCCTGTAAAGCAGGAGGACGGAAGCTATTGATGCGGTCAGCTTTTAACTTAGCCGATGTCATGGCTTCTTGGGCCGCAACAAGAGCATCTGAATCGCCAGACTCGTACGCCGTCTTGTATTGGCGACGCGCCTCTTCCATGTCGTTGGCCACATTGCGCTTGGCTTGCTCAAGCAGTGCAGTTTGGTTGGTGCTCAAGGAGCCTTTCAGCCGCTTGTTCTCCTCAACGATCTGCTGAGCCAGCCGGAAAGCCTCTTCACGTTCGCGCAGGGCTGCTTCTTTAGCTCGGCGCTCTTCGTGGTAACCCTTGGTGAAGTGCTGAATGCGCTTGCGCACGCTCTCGTCGTACTTGGCCAGCTCGTCGTCAGTGACATCCTTGGGAGCTTCGGCCATTGGCTTTCGGCCACGGTCTTCCTCTGGTGTGTCATCAACAACTTCAACTTCGGGCTCGGTCTCTACAACCTTGGAGCCAGCGCGAGATTGCTTTTCTTCAGCCTCATCAGGGAAGGTAAATTCTGTTTTATCAAGTTCAGCCATGGTGCCTCCTTAAACGCGCTGCACGCCGCGAGGGTCTTCAATGACAGCCTCAACGGAGTCATCGTTGATGATTCGCCACTCGGTTCCGTGGATTTTCATCCGCGTGCCGGTGTTGGGGCGCACGATCACAAAGTCACCAACCTTGCAGCTTGGGCCGCTTGGGAATCGCTTTTCGTCCTTGAACGCATCTGGACCCATCTTTGCCACGAACAGCACGGGCGACAGCAGCTCTTCGTACTGCATCGCTTGGCTGGACTTTAAAATCCCGCCTTCGTACTCCTCTTTGGCTTCTGGAAGCATGCACAGAAGGTGGTAGGTGGCTGGGTCTGGAATCTGCTTGGCCTTGTCCTCAACGGGCTTGTTGAGCAGGTTAGACAGGTCAACTGCCTGAACATCAAAGTTAGTCGTCATTGTCGTCTTTCAGTTTACGCACGAGGTCACCAATTTCACGCTGTGCGGTCTGGAGACCTCGGATGACCCCGCACAACTCTCGGTAGTGGGCATAGTCTTTCGACTGCCCAGATACCAAAGCCTCTGAATGACTGTTGACTTGCTCCTCAATTTTTTTGTTGAGAAGCTCAAAAATTTTCGTGTCCATTTGTCCTCTTAGTTCCCCGGCGATTTAGCAACCGGCTTGTTTGCAATCTCCATCAGCTTGGTCTGCATTTTCAAAGATGCTTCCTGCTGCTTCTGGGCCATTTTCTGTTCAAACTCCTGCTGACGCTGAGCCATTTCTTGCTCGTGCATTTGTCTGTCCATGGACATTTCTTGCTGCATTTTTGCTGCTGCAATCTCTGGATTTTCGCCTTGGCGGCTTGCCATCTCTTGAGCCTTCAACTGCACCTCGGCCTGACGGATTGACAGGTCGCCTTGGACCTTTTGGGCTTTGGTCTGAGCATCCTGCATCTTGATCTGCAACTCTTGCTGTTGCATCTGCACAATCGGGTCCTGAACCTGCTGCTGGGCTTGCTTCTGAGCAGCTTCACCTTGATGCATCTGTGTGAGTTGTTGAGCTGCCTGAGCAACCAACTTGGCCAATTGAACCTCAACCTGCTCGGGCAGCTCGGCATTGGGCGCTGGCAGAGTAGCACCAAGGCGCTCTTCGATCTGGTTGCGGTACTGGAATGCAACGTGCTCGGCAATATGAGCCATGATGGATGCTTGCATCTGTTGAGCCATGGGGTTTTGACCCATCTGGCCCATGATCATCGGGTCCTGCATCATTGAAGAGTGGACCGCAATGTGGGCGTCGTGATCTTGGTAGATGAACGCCTTGGTTGGCTTGCCGGTCAAGAAGGCCATGTTCTCGCTGACTGGATCACGCGGCTTCATGTCTTCGTCAATCGGCACCAGCTTGTCGGCATTGCGCACACCGAGCACCTCAATCATCTGGCGGTGCAACTGAGGCAAGTCATAAATCTGAGGGGCGCTCTGAGACAACTGAATCACAGCTTGGTACTGCATGATCCGCTGGGCCATGGTCGAGCTGTTTGGGTCCGACACGGGAATCACTTCCACCATGTCGTAATCTTCTCGCTTGGCCTTGGGGTTGCCGCCACTTGGAACGTATTCGTAGTCGCCCGGGGTGTTGTCACGGATGATCTCTTTGAGCAGTTTGAATTCCTGCTTCATGGAGAAGTGAACACGCGCCTGCACCGCGCTCATGGTTTTGAGTTGACGCTCAAGCAGCGCCAGTGTTGTGCCCACTGGAGCATTGGCACCCATGTCGCTGACGTTCATGTCGGCAATGGAGCCAAGGCGACGACCCTCTTCAGTGATGCGGTCCAGCAAAGCAGCCAGCACTTGCGATGGCTCTTTGTATGGTAGCGGCATGATGTTGTCGCGCACGGTGCCGCTTGGAACATCCACGTCGCGGAACTCGCCGGGTGCGATTGGAGTGTCATCACCTTTGATGCGCAGGCCGCGTGACTTCAAGCCACCGGGCAAGTTGCTCAACGTACCAGCGTCCACCAGTTGGCGGATCAACGATGTACCAGCGCGAGCATAGCCGCCGATCAAGTGAATGTAGCCAAAGCCGTAAGCGCCAAAGCCCGGCACATAGTCGTACTGCACAAAGTGCTGGCGCTTGATCTTCTTGGGGTCGGCCTCGTTCCAGTTGCGATACACCGACAGGACTTTGTTTGTGCCCTTGTCGATGGTCACGATGTAAGGAAGAGCAATGCCATCATCATCCTCATAGCCGGGCATGTCGTAGTCCACTTGAATCTCAAGGAACTGGTAGCGCTCGTCATCGGTTACGGAGTAGCCTTGCTCTTCGGCCTTCTTCTTCTCCACATCGTTGTGAATCATGACTGGCTCGCCAAGTTCAACATCGCGGTAGAAGCCTGCAACCTGCAGCTTGCGCACGTCGTTCTTGGTCTTGCGCATCACATGGGTAACACGCTCCGCAGACCGAGCACCAGAGGAGCCATAAGGAATAACGATGTCCTCGGCTGGGCAAAAGATTGATGTCTGACGGCCAAGGGTTGGATCGAAGTAGACCTTCTTGAACGCGGCACCGGCCAGCCCCAAGTTGAACAGCATGCGCTCGTGCTCAGGTCGGTACTCGGGCATGCCGTCAACCAACTGGAAGTTCATGTCGGTGCGCACGCGCTCAGCAGCCTCTTCCTTCATCTTGTCGATTGCGCCAATGATCTGCGTCTTGACAGGACCTTGAGCAGGGAATGTCTCAATGATGGTCTCAGATTGGAAGCGAACTGCAGCTTCCGTGAGCAAGGTGGAGAAGACGCCGCAAGCACCAGTCCATGGCTCTGTGCGCTCTTCATATTTCATGCCAAGAACCTCAAGGCCCTTGACGTACATATCTACCCAGTCTTTGCGCGATGAAATATCCGAATCGACTTCGCCCACCAAATCGGAGCCCAGCTTTTCAAGCTCGCCCTCGTCCATGTATTCGGCCAAGTTGGCGTCAAACGCTGGCTCTTCATCTTCTGGCATCAGGTCAATAGCCATGCCATCAATGCCGATCATCACATCATCTGGGTTTTCGATGATGATCTCAACAGCAGGCGTATCGTCCTGCACGATGTCCGAAAAATCCAGTCCAGTCGGGGCTGGAGTAAGGGACGAAACCATGCTGCTCGTTGCCATATAAATCCTCAATAGAATGCGGCTTTGCGCCGAAAGGACAAAGGTTCGTCCTGCTCGTCGGATTCTAGTCTCAAGAACCCGCCTTGTCGAAATCTCGTGACGGCCATCACAGCCGTGTCAGCCAAGTCATCGTGCGCCGCGTTTGGAAAAGCAGCCATCTGGTCGATCACTTCTCTGGCCCAGCGAGTATCCGGTGCCCACACCTTGCCAGCCTTAAAAATAGCAGAAACCGTGTTCATCCGGGCAATTTTGTCGTTGGACTGCTGGCGTGTGCCTCGACTCGGGGTGTAGCCGATCACAAAAATACCAGCCATCTGGTTCAACTCTTGGATCAGCGAGGCACCAGCGGCGTTGGCTTCCACGATGCACTCATGCGC